AACTCACTTGGTTGGGTCAATTGGGGAGCTAGGAATAACTACCCTAACTTATTGCTAGACCTTTACAACCAATCTCCGACACATCGTTCCGCAATTAACTTTGCCATGATGTCAATTCTTGGCAATGGCGTTGATTATGATGCAATGAAGGTAAATGGTGATGAAGTTGTACCGAATTACGCCCAGACATGGGATGAGATAATAAAGTCATTGGCACTAGATTATATACTGTATGGCTCTTACGCAATACAGATAATCATGAATAAGGACGGTAAGACATTCTCATTTTGGCATACTCCACTAGAGAAGGTAAGATGGTCTGAATACGATGAAGACGGACAGATTATGACCTATTGGATATGCAATGATTGGACTGCTACTAGTCAGTATCCTCCATTTGAAATTGATGCCTTGGATATGAGGTCTGAAATGAAGCTAGAGAAAGGCAAGCCATATCTCTACGTTTACCGAACATATTCTCCGACAATGACATATTACACACAGCCACACTATGCGGCTGCTATCAAGGCAATACAAGCGGAAATAGAGTATGTCAACTATGACTTGAAGAACATTGTAAACGGTTTCACCCCAAGCGGTGTTTTGACGCTGCCAGAGGTGGAAACGGACGAGGAAAGACAAGCCATCATCGCCAATATAACTAGGATGTTCCAAGGCTCAGAGAATGCCAATTCAGTCATGATTACATTCCGCTCCAACATTGAGGATAAAGGAGTAGAATACACCCCATTCGCAAAGAACCAAGGAAGCTTTAATTTCTATGCTGATGCCAACCAAAGGACAATCAACAGAATCTTGGAGGCACACCAAATACCAAATGCCGCATTGATTGGAATGCCAGACATAAGCAACAGTGGTTTCGCGTCAGAAGCCGATAAGCTAGAAGTGTCTTACCAACTTTACAACAAATTGACTGGCAACTACAACCGTATGGCTGTCATACGCACACTTAACCAAATGCTTAAGATGAACGGCATTGATACAGAGATTGTGATGAAGCCTCTGAGTTTTTCAGATTTTGGAAATGATGCCAATGTTGAGGAGAGAACCCAACCTACTGAGGTTAATGAGAATGGAGTGAATGAAAATAACATAGAAGAGCAAAAGACGGAGGAATAAGAAATGATTATAAATGAAAAGTATTTTAAGCAATATTCACCAATTCCATTGAACTACAATATGACGGAGGTGAAGAACTATATTCCAGTTGCTGAGAAGATTTGGGTGAAACCGCTCATAGGCTTTCCGCTCTTCGATGAAATCGAATACCAAGTTAAGAACAATGAGGTGTCTGAAGCCAACGCAACTCTTCTAACAGAAGGGGGGCTATGGCAGTATCTAGCTTTTGCAACTGTATATGAGGCTCTTCCAATGATATGGTCGCATATATCAGAGGTTGGCGTAACAAAGGGAAAATCAGACAACTCTGACAGTCTTGACTTAAAGGACATGACGTATGTCAGCCAACATTTGAGAAACCAAGTTGAGGTGTTGAAAGACCAGCTGAAGAAATGGATATGTGAACACTATCTATACTATCCATTGGCTGATGTGTGTGCTTGCAACTGTGATTGCTGTTGTCAGAGCAACCCTAAACTAAACAACCCAAACCCACAATACCAAGTATACAAGCCATTTAAGAAAAATACGAATCTGAGATAAATTAATTGTAAGACAAATGAGTAAATTTAGCGAAAGACAAATTCAGCATGAAGCAAAGTCCAAAAAAGTTGCTTTGTGCGCCATCGGTAGGATGGAAAACGACTATGCAAGGGAATATGTTGCCCATTACAAAAACCTAGGTTTTGATAAAATATTCATCTACGACAACAATTATGACGGAGAAGAGCATTTTGAGAGTGTCATAGGCGATTTCGTAAACCAAGGTTTCGTTGAGATAAGTGATTTCAGAGGTAGGGAGATATGCCAACTAGAAGCATATAATGACTGCTATCAAAGGCATGGTAATGAATTTGAATGGATTGCCTTTTTTGACATGGATGAGTTCTTGCATGTCAATGGGGTGAACGATATTCACTTGTTCTTGAACAAGATGGATAAGTTTGAATGCGTCCTTGTCAATTGGATGGTGATGACCGATAACGGACAAGTATACAACACCCACAGACCACTAGAGGAGAGGTTCACAGAACCAATGCCGTTTGACAAGTGTGTCGGATATGCGTTCCCAGAGAACAATCACATCAAGTCAATAGTAAAGGGCAATCTAGGCAGCGTAGAGTTTAAGACAAACCCACATATACCATCAACACCGTTGAAATGCTGTAACGCAAAGGGAGAGAAATGCAGACAAGAACCTTGGCAACCGTATGACTTCTCAAAGGCTTACATTAAGCACTTTCAGTACAAAACGATAGAGGAGTGGGTTACAAAGAAGATGAAGAGAGGTGTACCTGACCAGAGTTATGGACAGTTCTTGGAGAATACGCCAAGGGAAAACTTTTTCAAGGTGAATGAGGTGTCGGAAGACAAGCTGAATTACCTCAACCAACAGAGAAGACAGCAAGTTATTGTATCCATGACCACCATACCGAAGAGGATGAAGCGTCTATCGGACAATCTGCCATTTATTTTACACCAAAGCTACACATATGATAAACTAGTCATTAATGTCGATGACAACCTATCACAAGAGGATTACGAATGGTATGAAAGCCTCAAGAACCTTGATGGGAGGATTGAAATAAATAAGGGTGAAGCGAAGTGGAGAAGCTGCAACAAGCTCCTACCCACATTGAAAAACCATCCGCATGACATAATAATCACATTGGATGACGATGTGGCATACCCAAAGGACACAATAATGTGCTTGATGGAAGAACACTTCAAGCATCCGAGCTGCATCATAGCCCATGAGGTGAACCCGATTACAGTCAACGAAAACGGATATGTAAGCTATGTCAACGGATATGATGTGAAGCTGATGCAAGTGGAATGGGGCAAATACCTATCAAACTGTGCACTGTTCCCACCATATTCATTTGACGATGACTTGTTTGACTTTGACAAGATGATGGAATGCACAAACGGCACCCATGACGAGCTTTGGTTCTGGATTCAATCAACCATCCATGGCGTACAATGTGTTGGATTAAACTACGTAAGGTCATTCGCTGCGGAAATGTTGGAAGAGTACAAAGAGGACGAATACTGCCTATCTCGATTTAACAACACACAAGAGAAGATTGATGAGTATATGCAGAAGATAAACAAACGCTATGGCAAAAGGCTGTTGGAACAAATTCGTAAGAAGCCAGTGGTATTCACCATTACAAAGGATAACATCTACGCCTTCTTCTTCTTGCTGCCATACATAAAGGGATTATACGGCAATTCTCTAATCCAAATGGAAAACCTAACAAACGATTGGACAAACAAGCTGCTTGCAGTGCTAAACGGCAAAGAACAACCTAATATATAAGCACATATACACACATGCGTATGCGTTAAAGAAAGAAAATAACAAAGAAAGAAATAAAAAATGGCTTAGAATCGCTCTCTAAGCCATTATCTTTTGCTCAGATGACCAAATATACCACCAAGCACCCTAAAGCTCGTCAGAGGGGCTGGAAATGGCATTTTTTGGCATCATATGAATAAAGCCATCATCTTCACAGACAATGGCTCCGACATGACATAGGAAATTAGCGTTTAAAGACGCTCTATTTCAACAAAATCTCCTCAATCTCATCAATTGTCATCACATTGCTAATTGATAGCGTTAGCTGCTCGGCAAATGCAATGAATTCTTCCTTGCTATTAATATTGTCTTGTACAATTGGGGCAATTGCATACAGCAGCCCCTCAAAGCTTGTAAACGTACCCATCTTGGGGTCATCGTCAACAATGTTTACCGTATAGCCGTCCTCACCTACGACAATCTTAATGTAAACGCCGTTCTCAAATGTAAACTCGAACTCTTGATTCATAATACTTTTTAATTACGTTTTATGGTTTTTGGGGGCAAAGGTATGAATATTTTTCGAAAGAACAAAAAAATCACAATAAAATAGTGTTGGAACGGTAACCAAGAACCGTTCCAACACATCAAAACAACTTAAAAAATTAAAACAATGAAAAATTTACTCTATGACCTAGTAAAAAAACCTAATATATATAAAATCACACATGTGTTACGCTTCTTCCTTATACTCATTACGAAGCTTATGCCCAAACTGCCAAGGGTATTTATCCCCATGCCAAGGAAACCAAGAAGTCCATGAGATTCCCGATTTCGAGAAATATTGGTAACGTTTGTACAACATCAGAAGGACAGTTCACTTAAATCAACATCATTACTAACAACACTTGCAACCCTCTGCTTCGTTTGCATTCTTTCAGCCAATTGGGCTTGGAGGCTTTGAATCATCAACCTAAGCTCTGCATCAC